CAAACAGCAAAAAAAGGTTGACCATTAAATCTCTTTTTGCTACAATATGGGTATGCTGAGAAATTGGCATGCACTTTAAACAACTTTATGGCTTAATAGAAAGGCAACATCATGGCAACTGAAAAAATGTTCACTGTAGCTGGTACCGCAACCAATCCTGATGGCACTGTCAAGGCACGCTTTGCCAATGACTTGGTGGCTCGTATCAAAATCCTAAACAAAGCAGGCTGCACCAATGTAAACTTGGTGGAACTGCCGCGTCCCATGACCAAGCTAGAAGCACTGCAATATTTGCAGCAAATTGGTATCACCGAAGGCGATGCTGGCTATGTTGTAGCCAACAAAATCGCTGAAAAGAGTCGCGTTAGCCGCAAGGACGAAGTCAGCGTTACTCTTAAAACCGGTGGCAAGGCCAAGACCGCTGCCACAAGCAAACAAAAAGAAATGGCCTAAGTCATTGTGCTGTTTGCACAGGCCCGCAAGGGCCTTTTTATTTGACTGTAAAATCTGCGACTAAGTAATTTTATGTTAGGTGATCCAACTGAACAACAGTACGTGGACACATACCAAGATCACGATCCTCCCCACCAGTACAAAAGCTTTGTGTTTTTTGAAAATCTAGCCCGTGAGTTGGTACCAGATCATGGTATCAAGATACAGCTAGGTGTGGGATGGGGCTATACTCTTGAGGCCATGAATCAACACTGGGGCCAAGATCGTGTGATGGGTATTGACCTAGTTAATCGAACGCAACTGCCCAATGTGTGGTGCATTGATGCCCTACAGCTTGTTACCGAGATACCAGCTACCTATATTGAAAATGACATTGGTCGCACCTACACACAAGCTGGTCGTGATGCTCGTTGGCATGCAGCAAAATGGGGCGTAAGATGTTTGCAGCCTGGTGGTATCATGATCACCAGTCATGACAGACTATTAGGCTATCCCATGGTGGCCTATGCACTAGATCAAGATTGTCAGGTTCAAGATCTTACCATGTATGATCACGAGCCCTGGGCACAGTTCCTCAACAACCAAACACCTTGGCATACCGAAAATTGGCTGTTGATACGTAGAATCTAAATAAATATTACTATGATCGAAGACATCCTTGAACAACGGATCAAAACCGCTATGCATCAAGTGTTATTGGTATTGTATGACAATGGTGTCAAACAGGTTTCAGCAGGTGCCTTGATGCGCTTGTTTGGTGTTCCAAGTGACACAGCAGCAAACTACGACGACACCGTTTTTGAACTTGACGAAAGCGTGGAAAATCTAGACACACTGATGAATCCCACTTTGTCATCCAATCAACTGCATTGACTTACAATACCACTGAAGCTCTGTATCTTATAATCTATCGCGACGCCAGTGCTGAACGCAAGCTACGCGAGTGGGCACGATCTTCCTCGCACAATGCTTTCCATGTTGAAGGCAATCGTATGAAGATCTTTGATAGATATACATATGACCGATTTTGTACTACCTGGAACAATGGTTGGGACGAAGTCATAATATGGGACGTTTGGAATCGTCGTCACATCTATTGCTAGCCATAATTGTTGACTTGTTGGCAGCAAGGCGTATATAATCTTACAACTTACAAAGGAGATCCACATGGAAGAAACAAACCACGATATCATTAAACGTGCATTTGAAACCTACATTTCTGAAAACGAAAAGTTTTCTCAGAAAGGTATCAAGGCTTCAGCAGCACGAGCACGCAAGGCCTTGCAAGAACTCAGTAAAGCGATCAAAGAACGTCGCAAGGAAATCACTGCTGAAAAAGAAGCCCTGGCAAAATAAAATGACCCAGCTCTCTGATACCCAGATACACTGGAACAACAAAATCTATAACTACGATCTTGAACGCTACAACTGGCCTGCCTGGGCACTAGGTGTGATTCAAGAAGTAGCACCACAGGTCAAGGAACTAGAAACCCTGCATGAAGTTCTTGATCCAGCAGAAATACTGCGTGTGAGCAATCATGTGCAGAACTCCTGCAGTCGTAGAGACTTCATGGAAAGATTTGATGCGTTTGCAGCGGAATGCGTGCCACAGCGCATAGGTAATCGACGTTATATGATTCAACGCCAGGGCACACTGCGTGTGGTAATTCCCAATCAAGAAAGCGTGGGACGCAGGTTGGCTTTTCATCAGGGTATTTTTGTTGGCAACGGTCGCGGCTGCAGAACTATCTGGACGCCGTTTACCGAAGCACGAGGCACCAATACCATGTGGATGTTGGATCTGGATATCAGTAGAGACATAACCAAGAGAGTGTTGGCAGAAAAATGGAGTCTTGACAGGTTTGAGGACGAGTGCCTGAAGTATGCCTGGCCAGTGACTCTAAGTCCTGGTCAGAGTCACTTGTTCTTCCAAGAACATCTGCATGGCAACAAAAACAATCTAGAAGGATACACTCGTGTGAGCATGGACATGCGCATCCTCATAGAAGGTGAAGAGTGGGGTCGTAGACTACCCGGTGGATTCATGCGCCTGCCTGGTGACTACGAAGTGGCTGCTGTGCAAGACTACACAGGTGCTCGATTCATAACCTATGCAGGTTGGAACAGTGCTTTCAGCAAACACATACCCTTGCCCATGCAACGAGCAGTGATCGAACCCTACTGTGTGAAAAATCGCATTGCCTACACTTCGTATGAATTTGAAAACGAACACATGGACTGGCAACCTGGGCTGGAATGGTATATCAAAGAACGTCCAGACGGTATTGTGTTGTGCAGCATGTATTGTTTGACTGATGATGTACAACGTCGTTTGGAAATCTTGAATTTGGCCTTGGACCTAGGAGTTGAACTGCATTTTGCCAACGAACTTGTGAGTTTGAAATCAAGAGCAGATCTAGACAAGATTGAAACCTATTTGAACTTTGCAGTGGCCAAATCCGGACCACACGTCTGGGAAATTTAACGTCAAGGAGATATCTATGAACACTTTTGTTTCCAGTGCCGAACATCTCAACACCGCAGTAGCTGGAGTGTTGGCTAGAATGACCACTGGTATTTTGGCCACAATGCTGTGTGCAGCGGTACTGTCCGGACTGGGATTGGTTCCTGTGCTGTTTGCTGGTTTCTTTGGCTATGTGTTGATTTTCTTGCCATTGGTCTTGAGTCTGTACCTGGCCTGGCGAGGGGACACCATGGATATTGCACAGCTTCGCGCTTGGTTCTTTGGATTTGCTGCTGCCATGGGTGTTAGTTTGAGTCTGTTGTTTCACACCTACACCAGTGCGAGTATTGCTCAGGCTTTGACCTGTACCACAATAAGTTTTGCAGCGGTAGCAGGTTGGGGATATTTTACCCGCAGAGAATTACAAGGTCTTGGACCCTGGCTCATGGCCGGTGTAATTGGATTAATTGTGGCAGGCCTACTCAATATCTTTTTTGCCAGCAGCACCTTGCAGTTGGTTATCAATGTGCTCACAGTGGTGATTTTTCTAGCACTCACTGCCTATGACATGAATCGTATTCGTGATGAGTTCTGGGCAGCGGATCATGACAGTGTTGAAAGACTACAATGGTTTGGTGCACTAAGTCTCTATATTAACTATATCAATATTTTTGCAGCTCTGTTGCAACTCACAGGTGACCGAGAATGACCATGGATAGCGAACAAAGATTTGTTCGGACCTTGGTGGAAGACCCCGACAATCCTGGGGAGATAATGATTGACCTTGGCCTAGAAATGTGCGAACAACTGGGCTGGAAAGAAGGCGACGTCATTGAATGGATTGACAACAAGGATGGAACATGGACACTGAAGAAGAAAAACTAGCCGAACTAAAAGCAGCCCTAAGCAACTACCAACCTGCTAAACAGCCTGAGGCAAACACATTTGCGAGTCTTTGGCACACTGATTCAATCGATTGGAACTCTCTGCAGAGCATGCAGATTCCTGCTCTGACAACAAGTCAAATTACCACTATTGATTTCAGTCAACTCACACAAAACACAGTGTTAGGTGGATCAGGTGGATCAGGTGGTGGAGGTGGATCTGGAATCGTATATACTACCCCAGTTGTTGGGGGCGGCGCAGGTTCGCACTCTAACACTACTATTAGCGGCGCCCATCATACCTGGACAACCACCGGTACCGGCACAGGCTACAATTGGCCCAATCAAGGTGTGATGCAGGTACATGCTCAAGATTTAGAAATCAATGGCAAAAGTGTGATGAAAAGTCTTGAGCGTATTGAAGCACAGCTTGGACTGCTAGACAGCGACGAAAAGCTAGAAGCAGATTGGAAAGAACTACGTGATCTTGGCAATAAATATCGCCGTGTTCAAAAACGCATTCAAGACAAGCTTGCAACCTTTAACAAGCTGAAAGAAACCAACAAAAAGGTACCTAGTTGAAAACCAAGCAACGAATCAAACACATAGTTAGGTGGATCACAGACTACGCCAAAAAACATGACATAAAATCATTGGTAGTTGGTGTCAGTGGTGGCATTGATTCGGCTGTGGTATCAACCCTGTGTGCTCACACCGGTATATACACTTTGGCTGTGAGCATGCCTATTAGGCAAAGTGAACACACTCATAAACTCAGTCTTGCTCATTGCTCTTGGTTATTGAGTAACTTTACCTACACTGATCATTACAATATTGATTTGACTGACACATTTGAACATTTTGAAACAGCCACTAGAGTTTTCAGTGACGAATTAGCCTATGCTAACAGTCGATCAAGACTGCGCATGATGACACTGTATCAATTGGCGCAGGCCAATTCTGGCATTGTTGTGGGCACAGGTAACCTAGTAGAAGATTTTGGTGTGGGATTCTTCACCAAGTATGGCGATGGTGGTGTTGACATTAGCCCCATTGCAGACTGTCTCAAGACCGAGGTCTGGGACATGGGACGCGAACTAGGCGTTCTCAAGGAAATCATCGAGGCCGAACCCACTGATGGACTTTGGGCTGATGGTCGCACTGATCGGGATCAACTTGGCATGGATTATGCTGAGCTTGAACGCATGATGGAGCTGGATAAGCAGCCCAAAAAGAAAATTCGTCGATCAGTTTCTCAATCCGATTTGGCTAAATTGCAGCAATATCGCCGTTTACGGCGCCAAAACCTGCATAAAATGAGGCCAATTCCGGTGTGCAGATTTGACAAATAATTCAATCTCAAGTAATATACTACTTTTAGTTTTATCTACGTATATCTTACTTTATCTGCACCATATATAAAACTACCATGAAAAACTTTCAAGGATGCTTATGACTGAGAAAAGTAACACATCATCAGATTTGTGGGTATCCCCAAAGGGAGATTTAGATATGGCTACAATTATACGAACCGTACTGTTCGCATTGGCACTGTTGGTATCATTCAACATTGTTAAGTGGGCAGTTGATATCAAGTACAAGGATATAAATAGCAGCGAGAACCTTCATAAGACTTCTGTTTCAGACATTGACCGTCAGGTCAATTGCATGACCAGAAACATATATTATGAAGCTGCTTTCGAACCGGCAGAAGGAAAAATCGCTGTGGCACAGGTAGTAATGAATCGAGCAGCCAGTGGGTTGTTCCCCAAAGATGTCTGCCAGGTTATTTCTCAAAAAACTGTATTCCACTCTACTGTAGTATGTCAATTTAGTTGGCTCTGTGATGGAAGTGAGCAGAATCGTCCGATCAATCGTGCGATGTGGGAGGAAAGCCGTGAAGCCGCCAAGAAAGTTCTTTTGGAAGGTTTCAGACTACCTAGCTTGAAAAATGCCATGTACTATCATGCCGACTACGTGAACCCCAGGTGGCCGCACCAGCCAATCATCAAGATTGGTAGGCACATCTTTTACAACCCTAAGAAACAGGCGACATGATGAAAATTTTGGATCAACTCAAACAAATCAACTTGCAGTTCAGTGCTGATCAAGGTCTACAGTGGTTGCGTGAACACACACCACACATAAGTTCCACAGCACTGCAACTGCTCACAGTGATATTGCTACATGCCACCACACTGCCTAGTTTGCTCAGTGTGATGATGGCATGGACTGACCGAATGCCAATGCTTGACATGGTAGTATTGGTATGGGCAGGCTTGATTGCAATGTTCTGTCAGAGTTTGGTGGTCCGAAATCATCTAATCGCTATTGTGATATCGGTGGGATTCATGTTGCAGAGCCTGTTTATGGCCATGATCTTTTTCCGATAAACTCTAGGTTGACGGCTCACGTTTTTTCAATTATCATGTTTGCATGGACACTACTTCTCAACCCGTAAAAAATATCATGCGTACTGGTGAATGGCGAGATGCTCACTCATTTAGACTAGCATGCGATTGTTTAAGCAATCAACATGATCTTGATGTTTGGGTAGAAGTCACTCCCGAATTAGATTGCGACGATATCACTGTGACCTTCTACAAGGACATCTATGTGCCTTTTTGGAAGTCCGGTTTCAACCGAGTAATGGAAGCCTGGCGTGTGTTGTTCACAGGACATGCCACAAGACAGGGCGATTTCATTATGAATCGTGCAACTGCTCGTGAACTTTGTGCTGCTATTGAGCGCAGCATACAAGATCTAGAGACCAAGAAATCCGCTTGACCACAAATTTTGGATATGCTATAATAACGGTATGATGTACTACTTTGGAGACCGTTTATGAGCATGCATCTTGAAGGTCCTTGGCTTACTACTACAGGCAAGCGGCGCAGCAAGCGTCGATATCAAAGTGCTGACGCTGCTCGCCGAGAGCGCGAACTCAAGGCTGAGTGGGATAACAAGCAGGCCGAATGGGCAAAACTTGCGCCCAACTTTTCTGCAAAACGTGTGCCAGCTGATCCTCGTATGCCACGCACAGCATTCAAGCCTCTCAAGGACTATAGTCTCAATCATCGCGGTAGTGATACTGCAAGGCTACCCAGCGTTGACACAGGTGTGAAAGGTGCTGTTACTACCAAGGCGCCGCAGAAATACACAGGCACCAAGATCATGGGCATAGGTACCATGCACAAGAGCAATGCTGTGCCTATCTTCAGTGACGACGATGCCAAGGACATTGCAAGGATGCGTAGATGATCTATCGAGCTAGAATAAACTATGATCATCCCACTTTGGCTGGTTGGCCAAATTGGTCCAACATGTTGTCACGTGTTGTTGAAGTATTTGGCCTGCCCGGTGATAGATACACCACATCACCCAATGTAGACTTCATGGATTTTAATTTTACACACGAGCAAGATAGATTGTTATTTTTAACTGGCTGGCCCGCTTACATTCCAATGGATATAAATGAAAATTGCGTTAACTAGCGATGTACATCTAGAGTTTGGTGACTACGCCATAGACAACCCACATGGTGCGGATGTGCTGATTCTCAGCGGTGATATCTGTGTGGCAGAAGACATTCGTGCTGTTGGCAAAATACCCGGGGGCTGGGACGCAGACGCACATTCAGGATTTGAACGTGCCAAGCGTGGCATAATGTATCAAGAATTTTTTCAAGAAGCCAGTTTATGGTATCGTGATGTGGTGTATGTCATGGGTAATCATGAACACTATCATGGCGACTACAGTCGCAGTCACGAAATCATTACAGACATGTTGCACAGACTTAACCTGCGCAACGTGCATTTTTTAAATCAAAGCCAGGTAGAACTCCACGGATATACTTTCCTTGGTGGCACTTTGTGGACTGATTTTAATCGTAGAGATCCATTAACTCTGCAATCAGCCGAGCACATGATGCGTGACTTTCAAGCAGTTAAGCATAGTGTGAAAGGACGCCGCACAGGTAACTGGAAATTCCTGCCCACGGATGCACTCAGCGAACATGACAGCACAGTGAAATGGTTGAAGAACACACTGGATCAACGTCGAGCGCAGGATATCAACAACAACCGTGTGATCGTTGTAGGACATCATGCGCCCAGCATGCTCAGTATTCATGACAAGTACCAACATGATTACCAGATGAATGGTTGCTATGCCAGCGATCTTAGCAACGTGATGTTAGACTATCCAGAAATTCAGTTATGGACACATGGTCACATGCACGATGATTTTGACTACACAATTGGATCAACTCGTGTGGTGTGTAATCCACGCGGTTACATTGGCTACGAAGCTCGTGCCAACGGTCATCAACCCAAAATTATTGAACTAGAGGACTAAATGAACTTTGAACAACAGAGTATGTGGAATCGCCTGCAGGGCACACCAGGTAACTACTACAGTGAGGCAGTTGAACCAGAGCGTGAAAAGTTTCGCGAATTCTTTAAAGGTCTTCTATGGGATGGACCTGTACTGATTGAGTTTGTAAAAAGCGATGGTTCTACTAGAGTTATGAACTGTACGTTAAATAGTGCTTTTGGTGCAAAGTATCAAGAAATAGCAGTTGACCCAGGCAGCGGTGACATAGCAGAAATCAAAAAACCTGCTAAAAAAGTCAACCAAGATGTATGCGCTGTATGGGACATGGATCAAGCTGCATGGCGCAGTTTTAGATGGGATAGATTGAAAAGAATAGAGTTCAAGATTGGCTAAAGAAGAAACTTTTTTAATGGAGGGCGAGATCGTGGAAGTCTTGCCCAATGCTACATTTCGAGTGAAGTTGGACAATGCACCAAACTTGGTCATGGGTGTGATATCAGGTAAAATGCGTCAACACAACATCAAGGTGCTGTTGGGCGACAGGGTAGAGATAGAGTTCAGCCCCTATGATGTGAGCCGCGGACGTATAGTAAGACGCCGATAAATAGGTATATGGACACCTTGCCGCATTTAAGACAAACGCTAGACCTGCTGGAAGCAAGCACTAGACCTGCTAAACTAGAGACTACACCGTTGCCTTATGGTGTACGTGATCTTGAGCCTGTGATGAGTGCAGAGACTCTTGATTATCATTATGAAAACTTGGCCAAGGGATATGCAAAACGATATAACGCCGGTGAAGGTAATGCTAATTTTAATCGTGCTGGTAGTTTTCTACATAATCGATTCTTCCCTCAATTCCGAGAGCCAAAAGCAGCCAACCGTCCCCGCGGTGCAGTGGCCACGCTGATAGAAGAAAAATTTAAAACCTATGAAGATTTCAAAGATCAATTCACGGAAAAAGCAATGGCTATACAGGGCTCGGGTTGGATATATCTCTCCACTCAGGGCGAAATCAAAACTATTCCCAACCACCAAGTCCGCACGGATATCGCATTGCTAGTAGACTGGTGGGAGCATGCCTGGGCACTGGATTACCAAAGCGACAAGCAACGCTATCTTGACAATATCTGGCGTATCATAAACTGGGACGTGATCAGCGATCGACTGTGATCACCAGGATCATAACAGTTGGCCCACAGAGATTGGGCAATTTGATATTGTCACTACATCATGATCATTTGCTTGATCCCAGACCCAACTGCACAGTTATCATAACTCCTTTGCCTGTCCAGGCAGTTACCGATACGATATCACATAGCTTTCCTGCGTTGAACTTTGTGGTAATAGCAGATGATGATTTGATTGTTCAATATCCTGGCATAGCAAAATGGCAAGATCCAAAAAATTTCAGAGCTGGTTGGCTGAAGCAACAGGCTCTAAAGCTAGCAGCACTGGACAGTATCCAAAGTCAAGTTTTTTTGATTCAAGATCCTGACACCTTCTTGATAGCTGAGTATCAATACTATGATCAAGGTCAATTGTGTCATTTTGTGCTGCCCGAACAGTATCATTATCAGGGATATTACCAAACACTTGAAAACGTGCTAGGTATCAAGAGACAGACCACAGCAAGCTTTGTTACTGAATTCATGCCTGTGTTGGCGTCTGATTGGTATCAGTGTCGAGAGCGTATCAGACAAACCATCCAACAGGATTGGACCTGCATCATTGATCATGTGCCACTTGAGCCATTTGGTCAACATCGCATGATACGTTGGTTTAGTGAATATGAACTCCTAGGCAACTGGTATAGGTATCTTAGGTCAGGAAAAACCATGATACAAAACAGATTTGTGTTCAATAGTCTTGACACACTAAACGATTTAAATACACAATACAACGCTGTGTGTGATCGCGGCATACGAGGGCAGATAAAAGGACAGCCTGGTTTGTTTAGTGATCATTGTGATGTAGATTTTGATGCAATTAACCAGGCCCTGGAAATCATAAGGAGTAAAAATATATGTTGAATGTAACTGAAAACTGTGTGCAAAAAGTACGTGAATTAATTCAAGAAGAAGGCAATCCAGATCTCAAACTACGTGTGTTTGTACAAGGCGGTGGTTGCTCTGGATTTCAATATGGATTTACTTTTGATGAAGTTCAAAACGAAGATGACTGGGATCTAGACATTCAAGGCATCAAGTTCTTGGTAGACTCAATGAGTGCTCAGTATCTTCAGGGCGCCAACATTGACTATGTTGAAGACATTCATGGATCCAGCTTCACAATCAAAAATCCCAACGCCACTACCACCTGTGGCTGTGGTTCAAGCTTTAATGTTTAACACCGTAGCTGCGTTCTAGTTCTGTGACCAGTGCCATGATGGCATTCATTGTGGCTTCGCGCTGTCTATCGCGTAACAGGGTCAAGATAGGTGGAATGTACTGATTATAAATGTGATTCCAAATGTCTTCACGATTGGGCCTAGAGTTGATGTCCGTTGTAATAGCTTGACTTCGTATGTAATAATCTAATACCTGAGTGGGGTTCGAAACCGATCTCAACTCTTGCAGCAACGCGGTGTCATTGAGTATTTCTGATGTTTGATTCAGACCCATGGCATTGTAGAGTATACAACTGTCAACTCTACTCAGTAGTTCAGTGATGCAATGATGTTGATCACCTGACTCTTCGCATACTGCACAAGGCTCACGGCCTGCCAAAAACTCCTGTATACTGATTCCCATTTCAGTCTCGTTTCAAAAATTTCTTGATACGCTTAATTATGTTGTCGGTGCCGGATATCACTGTAATGATACACAGCAGCACAGTTGTTGTGCCCCAAATCACCGCTGTCTTGGCCCACATTGGCATAGACTTGCCGCGGCCAAATTTGGCTATGATTCTACACATTGGCAAACCAACATTCATAATGAACCTACCTGCAGGGTTGGACTTTTCATATCCGCGGGCTTTCATTCTATATGCCATTTCTTCTGCCCAGGGTCTTGCTATACCGTCTAGATAGTGAGCTACAATTTTGATCTGTAGGTCACGTCGAGCCTGTTCATCCCTCAACCACGGGAATACAATCTTTCTAAACGTAGCACTACCGCCACCTT